TGATGTATTCTCTAAATAGTTTTGAGTTACCTTCTTGGTGTTGAGCTTCATCTTTAATACTCCAGTCTACAATAGTACACATACCTTTGTATTTGTTTTGGAACTGATACTGTAGTAACATAGCAAACTGTGCCATTAAACTAATACCTTCTGTAGCTCCAGCATATACTGCTAACATCCTAGCGATGGCTCGTCTAAATTGTTCATCAACTTGTGCATTACTCATACCATCAGCTTTGTAGTCTTCAAACTTCTTTACCTTAGCTTTATCAATATACTCAGTCTTACCTTCCATTAATGGTATCTCTAGGAACTCACTATAGATTTCATCTCCAAACCCTAGAGTCTCAGTAAGTAGAGCATAGGCACTAATGTGTGTATTCTCTCTGTTGGCGAATGTTCTTAACATCATCTGTACTTCAGTAGGCTTAAAGATTCTAAGCATAACATCATACCCAGCACCAACCATAATATCATTCTGTGTGAATAGTCTTAATACTTCAGTAATGAATCTAACTTCATCTGCATCAGCATTATTAAAATCTTTAATGTCATCAGCTAGAGGAACTTCTTCCTCCGTCCAATGCATCTTCTCATGTGTTTTCCAGTAGTCATAAGCCCACGAATATTTCATAGGTTTATACATCGGGTATTTAGTTGTTTGTTTAATTAGTGTGCTCATTCTTTCTCCTCTTTATTGTTACTGACAGCTTAAGCAGCTATCTACTTCTATTATTTCTCTATCTCTAAGTCCTGCACTAGCTCTTGTAGCTGCTGTTGACCTACAGTAATACAGTGATTTAAGTCCTTGTTTCCAAGCTCTCACATGTAGATTGTACAAGTTAGCTACTTGCTCATCAGCTGGTAGGAATAAGTTAATACTCTGTGCTTGATCTATGTAAGGTGCTCTATCACACGCCATATCTACTGTATGGAATTGATTTAACTCAATAGCAGTCTTGAATACTTCTTTATCCCAAGCTGACAGGCCTGGTATCTTTAGGTTCTGTATTGAACCAGCTTCCTTACCAATAGCTTTCCATACCTTATCTGTATTAGCTCCTAATTCAATTAGTCTTCTCTCTAGGTACTTGTTCCTTTGTGTATAGGTACCAATGTTAGTCTTGTGAACATAACTATTAGCTAATCTTGGATCAACTCCCTGGCTAGTCCCATTACATAACGTACTAATACTAGCTGTTGGTGCTATTGATGTACTGTGTGTATTCCTTATGTAGTGGCCATATCTTTCACCTAATGGACAAGGTCCAAACTTAATGGCTGCTTCATGATTTGCATCATCTACTGCTGCTTTAATCTTATCAAATACTGTTATGTTAAGGCCTTTACTCATTGGTGAACCCCAAGGTAAGCTCTTCTTCTGTAGTAGTGAATGGAACCCCATAGCACCTAGTCCTAATGATCTCTCAGCCATGGCACTACGTCTTGCTTTCTCAAATCCAGGTACTCCCTCAGTTAAATCACTAAAGCTTTGTAATACATTATCTAGGAATCTAGTTGTATCATATACAAATTGCTCTAGTTCAAACTCAATCTCATCCCAATACTCCAAGTTCATTGAAGCTAAACAACATACACCTGTGTAGTTTTCATTTGTATGTAGTGTTATTTCAGCACATAGGTTACTTTGAGTAACTTCATATCCTGCGTCTTTATATACCTGTGGTCTAGCATCATTTACATTATCTTTAAATAACATATACGGCTCACCTGTTTCCATTCGAGTCACCAGCATTTTCTTAAATAGATCAAATGCATCTACAGTCTTAACTATAGAACCTGTCTTAGGAGATATTAAATCCCATTGTCCTCGAGACTCAACAGCCTCCATAAAAGCATCAGGGATAGTAACACCATGATGTACATTAAGACTCCTACGGTTGGCATCACCAGTTGGTCTTCTAACATCTATGAACTCTTCAATCTCTGGGTGAGAGACATCCAAGTAGACTGCTTGTGAAGCTCTTCTAAGTCCTCCCTGAGAGACTGCAAGTGTTGAGCTATCAGATACTTTGATAAACGGGATGATTCCACTTGACTTACCATTAGCTCCAACTCCCTCACCGATTCCTCGTACACTAGACCAATCTGTCCCAATTCCTCCACCATAGCTTCCAAGCCAATTATTTTCTGTGAATGTGTCAAAGATTCCTTCCTTACTATCTTGTGTTTTGTTTACATAACAACTAATTGGTAGTCCTCTTTCTGGGGCATTACCATTACTACTAACGGGAGTAGATGGCATAAACCAATAGTTATGTATATATGTTTTTATTCTCTCAGCCATTGCATCATCATCTGCAAACTTAGCCATCCTGTCTAGCCATCCCCTGTAGTTCTCACCTTCTAGGAAGTATCTTTCTTGATACATATCCCTAGAGAACTGAGGTAATCCACTCCAACCTCTTGTGTCACTAATCATCATTACTCTTCCTCATGTATAAATTTATCTATCGATACTTGTGAATAACCTAATACTAATAACATAGGTACTATCACATCTTCAATAACTGTTCTGACGTTTGAAGCATCATCTATCTTAATTGTTGTTACTTTTCCATATGCTGTACATACGAATTCCATATCATTATTCAATAACATTGTTTTCAAGCTCCTTAATCCATTCTTCAAGATACCAAGAAGCTTTCTTTAAATCTTCTAACATATCATTTTTTTGTCTCATATACTTCAGTACGTTTTGTTTACAAGCACCTGTAATCTCTAGGTGTGTAGCATTAGCAGTAAAGTATGCCCAAGGCTGTATAGCCATGTCTTGATAGTGACTACCACCTACTTGTGTTCTTACATTATCTTCCACATTATTTCCTATTCTATCTAAGAAGTCATCTACATTATCTCTATTTATATTAAGTATGGGTTTTACATCTCCCCTATGCTCAAACTTTGTAGCTCCATTAGTAGGGACACAATTATCAGCCTGGGTACAATGATCAAATTCTCTATAAACACACTCCTCGCATATATCAGTCATCCGTGAGTCATTAGCTGAACCTCTTGATTTAGCTTCATATTTAGATTGAAAGCTGTTAGTAGGAACACAGTAATCATCATTCATACATAATCCGTTACCCCCAGGTGCCTCATAATGTATACAAGAATTACAGATACCTTTAGATATCCTCCCACTATTGTCTACTGATTCATACATATTAAGCATCCCTAAAATCAAAGTGTTGTTGTTCAACATTCTTTCTAAAGATACCATCACAACCTAGTGTACCTCTTCTATCCTTGATCTCATTATATGCTTGATCTACACACTCTAGGAATTCGATATCCAATACATTACATACGCCCCTAAGAGTAACATAGACGTCACCGATAGCATCTCTAATTTCTCTGTCATCGCCTTTATTAATCCCTTCTAATAACTCAGTTGTTTCCTCTAGTGTTTTGATTGCTTGTCCCATGGCTGTACCATTGGTAGTGATACCTCTCTCATAGAACCAGATGTCAATACCATTATCTAAATCTCTTCTCTTAATCATTGGATCTAATGTGTTCATTGCTCCTGCCATTATGATACCCAGCTTTGCATAAATAGTACTTCATTTGTGTCTATATCAAAGTGCATATTACTATTATATATCTTTAATGTGTATGAGTCAGGCAGCTGTACTGTCTTAACTACATCATTATATACTTCATCTCTACCGTCTGTCATTAATACTCTTATTGTCATCATATGTCTTTTATCCTCTTCCATTGCTTCTCTTATCCATCTTTCTGGTGAACTCATTTTCTTTTATTCCAATCATTTACTTCTGTAACACCAAGGTCTCTCTTGGCATAGTTAATTGCATCCTTCTTTGTAGGGTAATTACCTGCACTAGCTACTTGTCCATCAAGGAGGAACAGTAAGTGCCACCTCTTTGTTGTTTTATCTTTCTTATAATATGCTACCATTAATGTGTATCCTCCCAAGTCTGACCTACATCATAACTACCTCTTAAAGGTATTCTAAAATTTAACTGTGTTGTCACAGCATCAAATGCTCCAGATGCAATCTTACCTATATCATGTGCAATCTCTTCATCACATTCTATCTGAGCCTCATCGTGGATATTCCCTACGAACTCATACTGTGTACCGGCTTCATACTTCTCTTGTAGTTGTTTATCTAATTCTATTAACCAATACTTCATAACTAATGCACCACATCCTTGTAGTAGTGTGTTTAGTGCTGAGTGTGGTGACCTAATATAATATGGATTACCATCTAGTGCTTTGAGTGTACCATTCTTCTTAACTGCTTCTTGAACACCCTCTGATAATTGTGCAATAGCTGGTATTTGCTTTAAGAATTTCTCCTTAAGTCTCTTCCCGTCTTTAGCTGTACCTTTAACGATCTCTCCAATCTTACCATCACCTGCTCCATAGAGGAAGGCGTATATGAATGTCTTTGAATCATCTCGTGTA